ATCAGTGTTGTAGGACGTAGCCATTGGAGATTCCCAAGGGATACGTGCGCGTTGCAAAGCACTATGGAACCCCATTGCCCCTAGTCCTAAACTTCTCTCTTGTGTCGCACTGTAGATAGCCTTAAACAATTCTTTAGGAGCATTAAAACAGAAGAATGAAATCACGTTATCCAGCATTTCAATCAGGTCAGCTACCATACTGGTATCTTTCCAATGCTCGTAATGTTCTAGGTTCACACTAGATAAACAACACACTGCTGTTCGTTCCTCAGATGTAGGCAAGTGAATCTCATTGCAAAGGTTAGACCCGTGTATCTTTAGACCCTGCTCTTTCATGGCTGGTGGTAGATGCCTGTTGGCTTCATCAATGAAGTTGAGGTATGGCTCACCAGTGCGGAAGCGAGTATCAATCAGACGCTCCCAAAGCCCACGGGCTTGCACAGTTTCACGGACAGTTTTATCAGAAGGGTCAATTAAGTCCCACTGACCATCAGCCATAACCGCATCCATAAATGAATCAGGGATGTTCACAGCGTTGTGTATATTAAACGCTTTGCGATTCGGGTCACCACCTGTGGGTACACGGATGTTAATGAACTCAACTATGTCTGGGTGACTGACATCCATGTATGCAGCATAAGAACCCTTGCGAGTCTTGCCCTGCCTGTACGCAGTCATGTCACTATCGACAGTCTTTAGGAAAGGAATTGGTGAAGGAGCAACGTCACTAACAGAACGGATGTCGCTCCAATGGCCCCCCACTCCGCCACCTTTAACGGATAACCATCGTAGTTCTGACGTATGGTCGATAAGACCACCGAGGCTGTCAGGAACATAACTAAGGAAACAACTAATAGGAAGTCCACGAACCTTCTCTCCTTGCGCTGGGGCATTTGATAATAGTGGGGATGAGAACATGAACCAACCTTTGCTGGCGTAGTCATAGATTCTCTGAGCTAAAGAGTGGTCGTGTTTACCGCGTCCACCACGACAATAAGCCATAGCTGCTCTAGCATATGCATCTTGTGGGTCCTCACCTTCACGACAGTAGTAGTCACTAAGAAGTGTTGATGCTTGGTCGGACAGTAATTTGTTACGGCTGTAATCAACTACAATGCTCATGTATCCACTCCGTTGTTTCTCTGATTCCTTTGAACCCAATTAGTGTGGCTCCAGTTTCTGTGTTGATTACTGTTGGTACACTACGAACTTTGTAATGTATTGCTGCGTCAATGTCCTTGCCTATGTCGATTTCATCATAGTCAACCTCTTCATGGTTGAGGACAGTGCTGACTGCTTTACAAGGCTGACACCCTTCAGTATAAAATTTTATAATCATATTAGTTTTCCTTGCTCCCACTCACATGAGAATCCACAGTCAAGTGGTTGGTCACGTTTAAAGTTGCCTCGGTCTGGATGTAATTCATCTAGATACACAGGCCCATCTTTGTCTTTATTTATTGCATGGCCTATGTCTCTCTCAAGCTTGGCTAGCTTGTTAAAGGCTTCAGGGAAGTCAACACGGATTGCATTAAAATACCCCATTCCTCCCTTTACACATCCGATACAATTGTTGTTGGCGTACCCTAGCCTGTACATTTCAGGCAACGTAAACCCCATGCGACTAAACCACCTCATGCAGTCTGGCTTTGTAATAGACTTATCCACCAGTATGAAATCAGTATCGACTTCATTATTGGAATCAATAAACCTATCAACTCTGCTCATCTCATCAATGGTGTATCCAAAGATTTGTACATCGCCATGCCTTTGGTAATCTTTACGTACATTCTTTTTAAGAATCATTGTGCATGGCGCACCTGTTGGCCCTTTAATAAACTTACGCTTGTGAAACACTTTGAAGATAGAGTAGTCCATTGACTCATCACCTATTATCTTTACAGGTATGCCTGTCTTTTCTACAAACTCATTTAGAAAACGCAGGTTATCTTTAGACTCTTCTTTAACTCTGCAATAAACAGCCTCCATCCTGTCTCCATATTTTTCATATGCTAGGTAAGTTGCATAGGCACTGGCAGCACCGCAGCTAAACCAACTGATTACACGGGATTGATTATTTATCATAGGGTTTTTATTCCATGTTGTACTTACTTCAGAACTGAAAGTATTTAGTCATACTTAAGATGCTGGAGTTCTAGCCATAGCTGTGCGTAGTGGATAATCTTTTTAACATCAGATTCAAACTGACCTTTGTGCGGTGCGCGTGTCGCATACTTCACGATGTTGGCAGCACAGAAATCTAGTTCGTTCTTCATGATGTATTCGATAGGCTGGATGGGGTGCTTGTAATGGTCACCCCCTTCTTGGAAGTCAGACGCTAAGTTTATGGTGGGGTCCATAATGGTGGTTCCTCTTGGTCAGGGATTAGGTCGCCAACTCGTAGGATACGAGCGCAACGTGCTTGAACTAAAGCATCATCAACAGTCAGGCCAGCCTTCTCAAAGGCAGTAACAACAGCAGGCCAGTAGTCAGCCTCAGCAGCATCAAGAATCTTGTCAGCTTTAACAGGTCCAACTTGGGGACATCCCTTATAGTTATCAGCAGTGTCACCTGTTAGAACTTGGGAATAGAAATAGCGGTCTGCCATCTCTGTAGTAACAGTAACCACACCCCTGTCTGAATGGCGTGGGTTGTACAGTTGACATGGCACACATAAGAAGTCCTTGTCTTCAGATACAATGATTGTTTCTGGGTCATCAGTGGCTGCAATACCAATCAAGTCATCAGCTTCATAAGGCTCATTGAGTTCAGCATCGTAGGCATTAACCAACCAGTTCTTAAGCGCACCTAAAGTCATAGGCTTACGAGTATCTTTACGATTAGCCTTGTAAGATTCTAAGATGTCAGTGCGGTAGTTCTTTTTACCTGTAAGAAACACACGCATAACTCTGCAGTCTGTCGCCTTCTTAATGCTTGTTAACGCATCTTCAATGTGACGAATACCATCATCTTCAGATGCATGCAGGGTCCACACATCATCATCCCACTTGGTGGCAACCTCAGTTGCAGCAGCAGCTTGGAATGCTAGGATGTCACCATCAATCAGTAGGGTCTTCATCTTCTTCTCCTTTAGAGTTGCGGTCTGTTATGACACGGATGCCGTACTTGATTGCGACAGCTTGTTCCTGCCAATCTAGATACGCATTCATTGCAAAGCTAAACGCCAGTGCTACAGACACAACAGAAAAGCTAAGACAAACAGCGACCATCATTAATGTTTCAATCATTGGTTAAAGCCTCCCAGCTTTGGGGATAAAGTTCGCTTAGTATTTTTGAGACTGAACCTGCCAGAACTTGTATTTCCTGTTGAGCATGAGGGTCCATGCGTTGCTTGCAGAACCTAGCGTAGGCAGACAGTGAGCCTGTCCAATACCAACTGACCTCCATCCCTTGGGGAAGCAGGAGCCTTGCTTGTTCAGGACACATGCCACCATCAATAGCCATTTGATAAGAGTCCAAGCACATGGTGTTTACAGTTTGGAAATGCCTGCGCCAATACTTATCGCCTGTTGGATGCATGTCCTCACCAGACCCTTGCTTGATAGAACCTTCAGGGTGCTTCCTAAACTTACGAGGGATAAAGAACTTAGGGCTGCTGCTAATGTAACGCCTGCTCTCTTCGTTCTCAGTGAAACCAACCTTGTGTTTGAAACACTGAGTGCGGATAGGAACAGGCGCAGTCATACGCAGGGTGATTGATGTGTGAGAGAATGGAGTCCAGTGCTTATGCTTGGCTAGATAGTTAATCAAGCCTGCATCTTTTACCGCATCAAACTCTGTATCGTCAGCAGCAAATGAGACACGCGCTGCTCTGACTACACTGGCATCATTACCCATGTGGTCGATGTACTGAACCTGTCCATTACGGCAGTCCCACCAACTCACATCTGCACTGGGACTCATACCCAATTTAACTTTGTCTTTAAATTTTTCAGTCATTGTTGCTCACCTGATTCTCGTAAGTGCATCAGACCCATGACAGTGATATGCCACCGCCTACCGAATTGGTTTGTGCCTACAGTTTTTGTTGATATGAATCCCTCGCACGCACACACAGCCACCAACTCAGCATTGTTTCTTGCAAAGTCACTGCGTGTTGTGAAGGGGTATTGATAGGCATGGATTAATACCTTAGTGAGTAGCTGCCCAGTTGTCTCCGACATTGAATTCTCCATCTAGTGGACATTGAAAGTTGAAGATGCTGGTGACTTCTTTGATAGAAGCTACGGCAATATCCCCTACCTGTTCTGCAATCTCAGCCTTGCAAGCAACTTGGATTTCATCGTGGACCCATGCACACATTGCAAAGTCACCATCCCATCCATGTTTAAATCCAGCAGCTTTCATAGCCTTAACAAACTGGACCAACCACTGCTTACAGATAATGCCGCCTGCACTTTGAAGCAACGCATTCAATGCTGAGTGTGGGCTTCTGATATGCACACGCCTGCGGTCCAAGCCATAGATAAACCCACGCTCACTGCTTACCATTACTTGGTCACGTAGCTTGGCTAATGCTGGAGTCTTCTTTAAGAATCTCTCCTTGATAGCTTTGCCTTGCTTACGACCACCGCCTACTAACTCACCGATTAACTGGTCACCTCCGCCATAATTAAAAGCATAGATGAATCGTTTTGCGCTTGGCCTGTCAGGTAAGCCTGCTGCTAGTTGGTTGGTTGTGTGGATGTCACCATCAAGAACAACCTTCACGTACTCACCTCTATCATAAGCAGCCATGTAATGTGCGAGGCATCTTAACTCTAGGCCAGAAGCATCTGCACCCATGAGCTTCCATCCTTGGGGGACAGTGAATAGCTCACGACACTCCTGACCATAGGGTGCAGAGAGTGAGGGCACTTGTGCAATGTTAGGGTATGCGTGTGTTGCTCGGCCTGTGACAGCACCATTGGGATTGATTGAGCCATGAATCTTTCCAGACTTCACAACCTTCAACCAGCCTTGCGCTCCGTCAGACAACTGAGCTATGCGCTTCTGTAGCATGAAGTATTCAGCCATGACTTTAGCTTCGGGGTACGGGATTCCCGTAAGCGTAGTCTCATCAACCTTGGCCTGACCACTCTTGGTGAACTCTTTAGGTTTCCATCCACGCACTTTCATTAAGCGGTCTGCTATGTGAGCACGCGATGATGGATTGAACTCCACGATTTTGATAGGCGTGAATGAACAATCAGCAACCATTGATGCGCGAGTTACATCTTTATAGTTGACTGTTCGGGCAGGTGTCTTGAGAGGACCTGCAATAATCCAAGGCTTAAACAAACCATCTAGCTTTGCCCTGATGTCTGTCCTCTTGGAAGATAGTTCACGATAAAGTAGCGCAGCTTTCTTCTCATCAAACACAAAACCATTGCGCTCTTGTTTAGCCATGACCCAAGCAACCTGATGCTCAAGCTCTAATGACTGAGGGCTGTAGTCCTGTTTGATTATCTCAGCATACAAGTCAGCAGTTACCTCAACATCTTGCTGGCAGTAGGTGAGCATCTCTTCAGAGTACACATCCCATGCTGCTTCTTGCTGTGCGTAGTCACCTTTATGGTTACCTAACCTGTAACCCCAAGCCTTTAAAGAGTGGGACCCAAACATCTTTCTAGGAAATCCTGGCTCTATTTCTAAGCGGACAGCATCGTCCTCTTTAATGCTGGACCAAATCAACCTGACACATACAAGAGTGTCCACCATTGATGGTGATTTGAATGATGGGTATAGCTTCTTGATAGCAGGCACATCAAACTTGATTCCGTTGTGAGCTATTAACTCATCAGCAGATTCAAGCAGCTTGATGCCCTTGTCTATCTCGTTAGGTCTAAAGGAATGAACCTCACCTGAGTTAACATCTTTAGCCACGATACAGTGGATGGTTGTTAGCTCATCTAGCAGTCCGTTTGTTTCAATATCAACAATGAGTTTCATAATGTTTCCTTAGAACACAGCCATCACATCATCAACAGGGACTATGTCAAACACAGTCTGCTCGTAGAGATGTCCAGTTGCTTGGTTGTAGTTAAGTGGTATGGTCATGCCAGTAGACTGACCTGTGTAGCGGTCCTTAAGAACACGGAAGATAGTAGTCTGCCTGTCCTTAATGTTCTCAGCTTGTTGGTCACGCTCCATGCCGAACATGTAGTGACACCAGAAGCCGATAGCACGGGAGCCTTTGAAGTGGCGGATGCTTACACGACCACCTTCTTCATGGGGCTTACCATCAGGCGTAGCTAAGTGAGACACCATCATAATAATAATGCCTAGCCTCTTTGCTAGTTTGGCTATGTCAGAAGTGATGCGCTCCAACTCAACACGCTCATCAGTACCCTGCCCTGTGGCTAGTGCTGTGAGATGGTCAACGTAGAACACACAGATACCTTCGGAGTGATGCATGTACTCAATGTTAGACTTAACAACATCCCACTCGCAGACTCCAAAGGAATCATAGAGGCGAATCATGTCAGACTCTTCGAGTGCATCAATGGCTTGACTGCGTTGTTCATTGGTCCAATCACCATCAGGTATGTGGAACAATTTACCAGCATGTTTACCAGCTAAACGAATGGCAGTCTCAGTGGGCATCTGCTCTAAGAAGAACACACCGACTCTCTCTTTTAACTCTTGCATATCGTAGATGATTTGCTGTGTTAAGAAGTCAGTCTTGCCTACACCAGTTCCTGCACCCAAACAATAAACCTCACCATACCTCCGTCCATAGGTCTTATCATTGAGCGTCTTAAGGAACCAAGGCAGGCCCCATTCCACAGGCTTATCAAGTTCTGCTCGTATGTCTTT